GGCTGGTCTCCTTTGTAGTACCGGTACAAATAGTCAATCAATACCCTATTCCGGTTATGAGTGCCAATTGTATCAGAAACAACTTTTCTGACGTTTGCTGTTGTAATCTGGTTTACACCGGTATAGGCAATTTTGCGACCAAACTCGCCCCGGCATAAGTCAATGAAATTCATTTTATTTCTGCCCACTGCCTACACCTCCCATTTTCGGGCATTAAAAAAGCACCGGATTATTCTCCGATGCTCGTTTTACAGGTTACATTATATTATACATAGAACATATGATTCCATATTAAAACATATTAACTTTCAAAATGCTTTTGTTTCCGTAGGGCTTCAATGGCTTTTCCATGGCAGGAACGGATATGCTGTACGGAATATCCCATCTCGTCTGCGACCGTGACCAGATTTTTAAATTCTATGTATCTCTTATGGAGTAAGGATGAGTACATGGAGTTTTCCATGTCATTGATATCTCCGGAAACTTTCATTTGCAATTCTGCCAGTTCCTTGACATCAGATGCTATTTCCTGTTGCAATTCAACAATTCTGGTTACAGCATCACCAACACGGTCTTTCCCACCGGAAGTCTGCACTTTATCTCCATTTGAAAAAGAAGATATACTGGTTGCCAAAAGCCTTAAGCGGTATTCTTCCTGTATTTTGTTCTGTATTTTTCTATCAGAATCTTGCACTTGCTCAAGATATTGTCGTGTGTTCATCTCATTCTCCCTCCCCATAATGGATTGCGCATAGCCGTCACTGTACCTACATTTCCTTTTTCTATAAACATCTGGAGCTGAGTAAGGCCGTCCGGTGCGTCATCATGCACATTCTTTCCAAGTTGAACAAAGAAAGTAAGTTCGTCCATAGCTGCTTGATACTCTTTGCTTCGATGTTCTTCATCCAGAAAAATAAAGTTTCTTTTTATATCATCTGAATATGCGATGATCTTAGACATTTTCTCCATGTTCCCCGGTGCACGGCTGGATGTACAGCTACATTTATACTTCTGTTCTTTAAGTTTTTCATCCACGTACATCTTGTACATATCACCACCGTTGTTTGCCTCGAAGTTAATCTGTCGTATCTCGTTTCCAATGATTTTTCCAACAACAAGTGGAAGGGTAACTTCTTTCGTTCCTTTGTTGAATACCCAGTCAAAAATATAGATATCTCCATTTTCGTATTCTCGCCCAATAGGCATTGAAAGACTATCCCCACCGCCCCATGCAACATCACAGGCAGTAACAACACGGCTGTCACCTTCCGGAAGTATTCCATTATAGTACCGAAGTCCATCTTCCGGAAAAAGGATTCCTTCACGGATAAATGGATTTTGCTGATATTTGGCTTGCCATTCATTAGCATCCAGTCTTGACTTCATATCCACATAGTATTTTGTAGAAAATCCTACGCCGTAGTCATAATCAAAGTTGGATTCACCATTTTCATTCAATGCCGGAATCTTCCTAAAGCGGTACCGTGGATTATTTTTCTTTTCAGTCTCCACTCTTCCAAGAGGATCCATGACATTCCATCGTGTTCCGACCATTAATTCTCGTGCACCGTCATTTTTACGGTCAACCAGAACGTTCAGATAATCCTGATACCGGTTTTCCAGACGTGTTGGACTTAATGATTCAGTTCTGTCACGAACAAGGTCATCCACATATAAGTAACCGTCTGAAGATATATCTACGGAACCTGTCCATGTTCCATCAATACCACGACAAGTCAGCGTCGAAAATCGGTCCGGTGCGCCAAGGTTGATTTCTTTCTTCTCTGCCGATTTCTTTTCAAGAGTTGCAGACGGAAAGATTTCGTTGAAAGTATATTCTGGTGTCGAAATAAGGTTCTGTATTTCTCCGTAAAATCCATCGGCAAGGATTCCGCTGTGACCGCTCATAGCGTTATGGCTGTTCGGGCGTTTACCCATTATCCAGGACAGGAAAAATATACAGGTGGTTGACTTTGCGGTTCGGGGCGGCATAGACACGCCAAGAAACTCAATCTTTCCGTCCTCTAAGTCCTGCAGATCCTGTACGAGAACATTTAATGTCTTTTTTCTCGGCTCGTAGAATTTTCTGCGTGGCTGCCTGTTCTTTTCCATGTAGTACAGATAACTCTCGAATAACCATGGAGCTTCCAGCAGCAAATACTGCCAGTAGATATCATCAAAATTACCGCTTCCCGTCAATGCAGCTTGTCTTGCGGCTACATTATGAGCATACTTACTTACTTTTATTGCCATTTGCCGTGCTTCTAAATTCTCCGTAAACGGCAAATCAATGTTCATGTTTAATAACAGATCAAGGCAGTCTTTCTGATTCTGGTAAACAGACATATCTCCACTGATGATTTGATTTAAGACTGCCCGATACCATTCAAATGAGCCTTCTGTAAATTTTTGCATAAAAATAGAGCCAGACCTCCTTTCTTCTTAGGATTTAGTCTGGCTCTCATGTGGCTCTTTGACTGATTTATTTATTTTTCTTTTTTAATTTCAAGTATTTTCTATATTTGCGGCTGTATTTCCGAAGAATCAAATCAAGCATAATGCTGTTCGTCTGTTCTGTGTTTTCAGGCATAGTTGTGAGATACGGATAATCTTCTTTATCGTCTACCAACGTCTTGAAAACCAAGTCTAAAGCAAATTGAGCACTGATTGGTGGATCGCACAGTTCAAAGTCTTTATCCTTGTACCACTCATCAATCTTCTTTTGGAATCCATCAAAAGATATTTCTTCATTCCATATCATTTGCTCACCTCACAATGCTTCTAAACGAATCCCACCACTCATCTTTTTTATTTATATCTTCTACTCGCTCAAATATGAATTTAAGTTTATATATTCCAGATCCTGTTGTAGCTGAGTCGATATGCACGAGTTTGAATTTTCTTTTAAGATATCCAATTTCAAGAATGCATTCCTCCGGAAGATCAGTGTAATTCATGACGCATTCTACCAAAACAATTCGTTTATCTTCTTCATGATGTATTTCAATGTCTGCCAGTGCATTAATGATTTCTTCATCAATAATCTTAATGGGATAATTCACTGCACCATATTTCATATATTCACCTCAAACTCTTTCTTGCAATTGCTCCCCTTACACTTCAATTTAAGATGCTGAATCTTTGTCTCTGGGCTAATTGGAAGTGCCTTTTTCTGGCAAAACGGGCAGCACGCCCATACGCTTCCTTTTATGTTTTTTATTAATGCCTGTTCGTCCCACGGCTCCGGTGGATTCATTACTTGAGAGAAATCTATCCCCTCAGATTCAAATGCTGATTTAATGCTCATTTTTTCTCACTCCTTTTCGTCCTGCAACTCTACGTACCATAGGGATTCCGTGCATTCGTAGATAATTATTTGATATGTCATATTCTCCCTCGGCTTCAATCCCGTAAATCAATGTTTTGGCTTGTTCCACGTCATAGAACGGTTCTTCCAATATTAGCTTTTTCGTTGTTATTTTCGTGCAACCACTTTCACATCGCAAGGTATAAGCAAGCCATTGTTCATTTGATAGTTGTGTTGCAAGTTCTCCATCAAAAAAAACTATTTCTTTGAATATAATATGTATAATATCTTTTACGCATGGCTCTTTTTTCAAAACTTTTTTAATTGTTTTAAGTCGTCCGTTCACTTCAATTGGAAATTTCCATGTATTCAATGGAATTATTTCTTTAATTTTGATCGTTCCAGATGCTGTTTTAAATTCTTTCATATTAGCCTACCCCATGAATCTTTCTCAGATTTGCATATCGGTCAACAAGTACGTCCAATGCGGTCTGAAGCTGATTGATTGTGATACAGTCAGACTGGTGCTGATTTTTATACATTTTTAAGCTTGCAGTAAAATCTGTCTCCTTTTTATCTGGTTGCGCATCGTTAATTAATTCAGGTTCTCCATACATCATCATCACATCACAATCTCTTTCCAGCTCAATCTGGCGTTCTTGTAAATCCAAAATTTCATGCTGTCTTTTCTCACATTCTTCAGATAGTCGGACAACTTCCTTCTTCAGCTGATCTACCGTCCAGTTCTTCATATCTTCAATTCTCATGGTTTCCTCCCATCAAATCTTGGTAAATATTTCCATATCGTAGTTATCACGGATATAATCCACACATTCACTGAGTTTTTCTTTTAAGATTGGGTCCTTTGCAATATCCGGATGTATCGTGTACATTATGCAACTATCTTTTTTACCGTCTTTCTGAAACTTCTTCCAATCAAAAGTCATTGTGAACAACGGAATCCTTGTAAGATTCTTTGTCTTGTGCTTTATATAGAGATTGAAGAGCTTTTCAATCATGGTAATTCTCCTTTCGCAATCAAGCCGTTTTCTCAAACAAACCAAGAATAAACTCCCGTCCCATCTGTGTGATTCGCCTGTGGTAGATTACTTTTCCAGAATCCAATACTTCCTGTTTGATTTCCTCATATCCGCAGTCACTGTAATTGGAGTACATTAACCACGTACCATTGACCTGATACTGTATCTTTTTCTCTGCCAGAATTCGGTTTAGCTGCATTGCTGATTTCAGCCCCAACTCTTTGGCAATTTCAGTAATGGTATATGTTTTGTTGACGTGCATCAGGATAGCATTCTTTCTCTCAGCTTCTACTCTTGCAGCACGTTCCTCTTTCAGTTTAGTCAGAAGCTCGATGCCGAAATCTGGATTATTCAAGATGTTATCGATCACATTGTCTGTAGCATATATGCCGTGCTTACGGATAGTCTTCAAAATCTCTTTGACTTCTTTCTTGAACTGCTTTGCGATCGGCTTTCTGGACTGCATCAGGACTTCGTAAAGTCCGTTCTCGGTAAGCATATTCATTTGTCTGTTCTGACCTGCCCTAAGGATTGTTGAGACCAGTTTTTCATCATCGTCAATTCCTCTAAGCATTTCTGTTACGTTACTATGCTCAATCCAATCCGCAACATCATTCGCCACAAACAGTGGTTCCTCTGCTGTTCCGTAAACCTTAAACTGTTTTCCTAACACTTCCTGCTCATTTAATACCTTCAGTTCGTTCATTTCTCTCTTTCCTCCCTGTGATTCATCTGGCACTTGATCATCTTTGCTATGTTCTCACGTTCCTGTTTTATTCCATGCCCCTGACGAAACAATTCGCACTCAAGGATGTTTCCACATTTGGAACATTCGTCTTTGATTTCTTTACCAAATACTTTCATTCCGTATCTCCGTATATCAGCAGTTTAATAAGCTGCTCTTTTGTAATTTCTTTTGCGTTAATTCCAAGTTCTGCAATCCCTTGTAGTGATGACCAATATAAGTCTTTAATTATTCTCAATCGTGCTTCAAATGGTTTATTGCTCTGCAAGAAAAAATCAGCGCTATTGCGAAGTGCTCTGCCCCTACATGGGTGGTTTAAGATGAATGTTCCAACAACGCATTTATCTGTCTCCAACAAGTATCTTTTTCTGTCGAACCTTACTATTGGTATATCACTACGTGTTTTATAAATTAACCATATCAAAAAATCGTGAGCATCTTTATAATCAACCGCCATGTACAGCACTGATATTTTACTCATTTTCAATACCCTCCCAACATTCACAACTGTCATCCAAGTATCTGAAATCTGCACGATGTTCGCTTTCACCATTACAGCAGACACCTTCTTCCAGTGCGTACCATTTGCATGTGCAACAATGATCTTTTTCCATAATGTTACTA